GCTTAAGCTCGATCCAAGCATTCTGCAAGCGGGTCCAACTGCCGTTCAGCCCTTCGGCCGCCTGTTCGGCCTTGCCGGCATATTCTTCCAGGGCCTTCACCAGCAGCCGGCTGAAAACGTCCGCCGTCACCTTGCCGTCACTGATCAGGGTTTTCAGTTCGCCGCCGGTTCGGCCCGATGCCGCCGCGATTTTGTCGAACAGGCCGGGCAGCGGGTCGGTTACCTGCCGCACGTCTTCCATCGTGACGGTTGCCGATCCAAGCACCTGCCCCAAACCGAAGAATGACAGTTTCAGTTGCTCGTTGCTGATGCCAAGGGCGGCCGACACATTCGCCATGCCTTCGAAAATGTCGCGCGTCTGTTCGGCGGTGATTTTGCCGTTCTGCTGTGCCGCCAGCAGCCCGGCAAACGAATTGGTGGCGGTGACGATATCCAGCCCCATGCGGTTTGCCGTTTGGCTGATATATCGCTGATTTTCTTCGAAGGCCGCAGCACTGCCCGATAGGTTCCTGATCCGAAAATCCAGCTTTTCGAACTGCATCGTGGTTTGGATCAGGTCACGCGCCACGCCGGCCGCCGAAAAGCCGCCAAGCAGCCCGCCAAGGCTGCTGCCGATGCCGGCAATTGCCCGTTCCGCGCGGGCCGCGTTGCGCTCGGCCTGTTGTGCCGTGTTGGCAATGGATCGGTCAGCCCGCGCCAGTTCCCCGCGCAACAGGGCCGTGGTCGCTTCCAGCCGTACAATTAGCCCTTGGATTTCAGCCATGTTTCACCCTTCGGTCAGGCAAGGCCCGCCGCTTCCATGCCCGCCAGGAATTCGGCAAAATTCGCTTCCCGTTCCTCGGTCCGGGCATCATCCGAACCATTCGCCAGGGCAAAGCCGTCCAGTGCTTGAAAAAGTTCGTGCGCCGTGGCGTCCCAAAATTCCCACGGTTTCCAGCCCACGGCACAGGCCGCAATGACTAGCCGGCGGTAAGGGGTTCGGCCTGTACCGCCGGCACGCCTTCCCCCGGTTTCGGTTCCTTGCCGCCGGTCAGGCTGTTGCGCAGCAGCTTGCCGGCCGCTTCCAACTGATCCGTCAGCCCTTCGCTGATCACCAGTTCGCCAAGCTGGTCAGCCGGCATCGTGGTGCCGCCGGCCGCCAGGGCCGCGTGCAGCACCGCCACCACTTCGGCTGCGGCGAAATTCCCCGATGCGAAACGCAGCAGCAGTTCGGTGCTGGTGCGGCCCGTGGCGGTTTCCCATTTCACCACGGCGGCATAGGTCGGCCGGGCAGCGTACTGCTGCCCCGCCAGTGTTACCGCCACTTCCCCCCGGTGCGGATTGGCAATCATCAGGTGCCCGTCACCTTCGTAAGTGCAGCCGCAGGTGTCAAGGTGACAGAGTATTTACCCGCATCGGTCGTGGCTCCGCTGATGTTGAACGCGGTGACATAGAACACCCCGCTGTATCCATTGCCTGCGGTATCAAAAAGGACTTGGCAGGCATGGGTGCCCCCGGTGTTCCATGCGGTTTCCAGCAATGCCAGCATCGGCCGGGGGGTCTTCAGATTGCCGCTTGCCGTGACGGTGCCGCTCCGTGTCGTCGCCATGCCAAGGGACCAACCGGCGGCATCCTTGTCGGTGATATCAGCAACATTGGTGCTGCCGTCCATGCTGGTGTCGGTTTGCCCTTCGAGCACGGTATAACTGGCCGGGGCGGTTGCCGTGATCCCCACTTTCAGGAGTACCGAAAGCCCTTTTTCATTGCTCATTTTGTGCGCCTTTTACGGGGTGATGGTGGCCCCGAACCGCAGCACCCCATGCAGGGTGATGCCGTCCGGGTCGTAAAAATCGTTGCCAAACTCAAACGTCAGGGTGACGGGGGCGAACCCGGCAACGGTCAGGGGGTAGTCATGCAGGGCCGTCACCACCTTGGCTGCCAGTTCCTTGCATTCCTTCCGGCCTGATTTGCGTGACCACACGTGCAGGGTGATGGTCACCCGCTCGGCCGCGCGGTCTGTCTTGTCGGCACCGTCCGCCGCTGTCTGGTCGCCAATGCTGATGTACGGAAAGGCTGTTGCCGCCGGCACCGCGTCATAAACGGGCACCGGGGCCATGAACGCGGAAAGGCGGCTGTAGATGCTCTGCTGAAGGGGCCACGCGGCACGGCTCATTTGGCGGCCTTCCGTAAGCTGTTGGCAACGGCTGCCCGCATCAGCCGGAAAGCGTTCCGCCTGTGCCGCTCATAGGCCGGCAGCAGAAACGGCTGCGGTTTGGTGCCGGGGTGCTGGTACTTGGTGCCGGCGGCACTGGTGCGTTCCCCGGCCGCCGTGCCGAATTCGATCAGGTGCGCAAGGGGGGCTTCCCTGTCGTGGGTGCCGATCGTGGCGGCCAGCTTGTCGCGGCTGTATCTGATCTTCAGCGCCCGGCTGGTGGCCCCGCTCTTTTCCGGCACCAGGGCGGTTGCCGTGCGCAAAATGTCTTCGGCCCCGATCCGCACGGCCGCCCTGATCTCCGCCGTCATGGTGGCCGGCAGGTCGCGCAGCACCTTGCGCAGCCGGGCCGCCCCCTGCACGCGGGCCATCAGGCCGCCCCCATGCTGCGGCAGTCCAGCACCACGAACCCGGCCTGCGGCCCGGCATCGGCAATGGCGTTCACGTCCAGCGTATAGCCGCGCCACAGCACCCGCATTTCGGCCGTCAGCCCTTCGCGCCACCGGATCGTCACCCGGTAATCCGTGGTGCTTTCCTGCTGCGCCGCCGTCAGCCGCTCAAGCCCGGCCAGGGGTTCAACCTTGGCCCAACAGGTCACGAGTTCGGCCCATGTCTCATCATAGCCGCCGCCGCCGTCAGGCACCCGCTGCACGGCCTGCACGGTGATGCGCTGATTGAGCATGCCGGCCTTGATCATGCGAAATGCCGGTAACGGGCCAGCATGCGCAGGGCGGTGCCGTTGTCTGTCAGCCGCCGATCCGTCTGCGCTTCCCGGTTGGCGTACATATCGCCCAACAGCAGCAGCACGGCGGCCTTGACGGCCGCCGGGGCCGGCACTTCCACGCCGTCAGCGTCCAGCCACGGCAGCGGCCGGCCCATGTGCTCGGCCACTTCCTCTTCAGCCGCCAGCAGCTTTTCGGAAATGTCGGCATCGTCGGCCGCGTGATCCACGCGCAAGTGCCGCTTGGCTTCATCCAGCGTGAGAAACATGAACCCCCCCATACCGTTTCCGATGATCTTCGCCCGGCCGGCAACCGGCGGCCCGGCCGCGACAGCCACGGCGGCCAGGACATGGGCGCCGGCCAGGGCGCCGCCAGCGAGCACGGGGGCCGCCGTGGCTGTCGGGGCTGCGGCCAGGGCATACCCCTGCCCCAAGGCCGGCCGGCCCACCACGGGCTGCCCTGCGGTCACGGGGGCCGCTTCCCATGCATCCAGCACGAAAGCCGCGCCGCTTTCCAGCAGCAGGGCACCGCCGGTTTCGAGCAGCAGCTTAGGCATCACGTCTTGATTATGAAGTTGACGGCGGCAAAGGGCTGCATGTTGCCCGCGCCGGTCAGGGTGCCGGTGTGGCTGGCAATGGCCGCAGCCGTGCCGCCGGGCGGGCCGTAAATGGAGACAGTAACGTTTTCGCCGCCGTAATCGCCGGCAGCCGCCGCCAGCACGTGCCCGCCGCCCGGCACCGCTGTCGTTGCCGCTCCCTCGGTGCCCTGGATTTCCAGCCCCGTGAAATCTGTCTGTTCGGAACCGCCCGCGCCGCCAAGCGTGCGCGCCGTCAGGCCGGCCCCGGCCCCGGCACCCACCGGCACCCGGCCGCGCATGTCGGGCAGGCTGAACGTGGTGGAACCGTCACCGGGGCCGAACGCGGTGCCGATGGCCCCGAACAGCGCCGCGTGGTCGGCCCGCGATACCGCCGCCCCGTCACACAGCAGCCAGCCGGCGGGGGCGGTGCCGCCGGCATACATCTGCATCGTGCCGGCAGGCACCAGCAGCGCCGCCAGGGCGGCCCCGACGTTCACGCCGGCCTGCACCAGCGGCAGCCGTTCGGCCCCGGTCAGCGGGCCGGCGGCCGGCAGTGCGGAAATCTTCAGGTCATCGGGCATGTCAGGCCGCCGGGCCGGGAATGCCGATATCGAACGCGGCCAAGCTGAAGGTGTTGCCGGCCGTCACCGTCTGCCCGGCCAGCAGCGGGGCAGCGGCCAGCAGCCGGCTGTTGGTCTGGTCAACGATTGCGTAAAACTCGGCCGATCCGCTGCCGCTCACGGCCCCGTTGTTCACCGCCCCCACGGTCACTTTCCGGCCGCCGCCGGCCCGTGCCCCCGGTGCCCCCACGCTGATAGCTGCGGCCCCCAGGCTGGCCGGCCCCACGGCCTCAAATGTCGCCGCTTCGGCACTGGTGATATGCAGGTGTGTCGCTTCGCTGTTCAGCGCCGACAGCCCGTTGTCATACACCCTGTTATCAAGGTACGGCATGCGCTGTTACTCCGCTTTCCGGGGGCGGCCACGGCGGGCCGGGGCCGCGGGTTCGGCCTTGTTTTCCGGGGCCGGGGCCATCTTGTTTTCGGGGGCCGGTTCGGCCTTGGCCGGGCCATCGTCGGGGGCCGGGCCGGGGGGTTCCTTCGGCGCCGCCGGCTGCCCGCTCGCATCCCCCACCACTTCCACCAGCCGGCCAAGCTCTTTACGGCGGGCATCGTCAACGGTGAACCGCTGCCCCCGCTTGACACTGCCTTCCAGCCCCATGAAGGGCCGTTTTGCTATCACTTCCACCATGCTTGCCCCCGACAGAAAAACGGCCCCTGCATCGTACGATACAAGGGCCGCCGTCTTAGTTGTTCAGGCTTACGCCACTGCGCCGAAATCACCAAAGATCAGTGCTTCCGGCACTTTTACAGCCAGTGCCAAACGCTTTTCCGCGCGCACGGTAAGCATGTTCTTCACGAAATTATCCCGGTCTTCGGAACTGATCAGCACTTCGGTGCCCATCCGGTCGAAGATTTGGGCTGCCCGCGCGAAGCTGCCCACAAGGAAACTATCCACGTCGATTGCCGCCGTTTCGACAACCGGCAGGCCCCAAATCCGGGGGCCGTTGGATGCGCGGGGGTCGGCCAGGAGGTAAGCCCCCGTGGTGCCTTCCTTCAGCAACTCGATCGCTGCCCAATCCTGCGGGTGCAGCACGATGCCGGTTGCCGGGTATTCGGCAAGCGTGGCCTGCAACATGGCAAGCCGCA